GCTACCGCATCCAACTCTCGCTGGAAGGGTTGTCCACCGCAGGCCCCGAGGGGGCGTACATCTTCCACGCGCTGAGCGCGGACGGGCAGGTGCTCGACGCCAGCGCCATCAGCCCAACCCCGGGGCAGGTGCTGATCACCGTGTTGTCGCGTGCTGGTACCGGCGTGCCAAGCGCGGCACTGCTCGCTACTGTGCTGGCCAAGCTCAGCGACGAGAGCGTCCGGCCGCTGACCGATTACGTCCAGGTGCAGCCAGCGACCATTGCCCAGTACCAGGTCACCGCCACGCTGTACTTCTACGCCGGCCCGGACCGTGAAGTAGTCATGGCCAACGCCCGCGCGGCACTGGAGGCCTACACTGCCGGCCAACACCGTCTCGGGCTGGATGTCACGCTCTCCGGCATCTATGCCGCGCTTCACCAACCGGGCGTGCAGCGTGTGGATCTGGCCAGCCCAACCGCCAACTTAGTGGTCAACCGCCAGAGCGCGTCCTACTGCACCGCCATCAACCTCACCGATGGTGGCCTGGATGAGTGATCAGCCGAGCCTGCTGCCGCCCAATGCCTCGCCGCTTGAGCGCAAGCTGGAGCAGGCCACCCTGCGCCTCGGCACCATGGCGGTGCCGCTGCGCGACCTCTGGAATCCGGACACCTGCCCGGCGCGCCTGCTGCCCTGGCTCGCCTGGACGCTCTCGCTCGACAGCTGGCAGCCGTACTGGCCCGAGGCAGTTAAGCGCGAGCGTATTCGCGCGGCGGTCGACATCCAGCGCCGCAAGGGCACCGCCAAAAGCGTGCGCGATGTCGTGCGCAGCTTCGGCAGCTCTCTGGCGCTGCGCGAGTGGTGGCAGACCGATCCCATGGGCGCGCCGCATACCTTCGAGGTGGTGCTCACCTTGGGCGCTGGCGTGCCAAATACCGCCGCCTACCAGCAGGACATCATCAAGGAAATCGAGCGCACCAAACCCGTGCGCTCGCACTTCACGCTCACGCTCGGCCTGGCTGCTACTGGGGGCCTCGGCCTGCAGGGCGCCGCAAGGCCAGTCATCTACCGCCGCCTGCAATGCACTGAGGCCCCGTAATGGCACTACCCATCACCATCACCGATGCCGGCCGCGCCGAGATCATCAACGCTCAAAACACCGGCACCGGCCCGGTCACCATCACCGAGATCGGCTTCGGTACTGGCCAATACACGCCCGCGAAAACGCGCACGGCGCTGCAGGCGCAGGTCAAGCGAGTGAGTTCGATTGCGGGGCAAGCCGTCGCAGCGGACACCATTCATGTAATGGCTCTGGATGAGAGTTCGGCGGCCTACAACGTCGGCGAGTTCGGGCTGTTCAGCGACAAGGGCACGCTCATTGCCGTCTACTCGCAGCCGGCCGCCTCGGGCTGGATCATCCAGAAGGCGGGCCCTTCTACGCTGCTGCTCGCCACCGACATCATCCTGGAGAGCCTCAACGCCACCAGCATCACCTTCGGCGACATCAGCTTCCTCAACCCACCGGCCACCACCTCTGTCCAGGGCGTGGTTGAGCTGGCGACACCGGAAGAAACCCAGGAGGGTGCAGATGGCACTCGCGCGGTCACGCCGGCAGGCCTAAAGAGCCTAACGGGCAACACATCCCGGGCCGGACTGGTTCGGTTAAACGACACCCTCACCAGTACCAGTACGTCGCAGGCGTTGACGGCAGCTCAGGGCAAGAAGCTGCAGGATGAAAAGCTCGACAAGACTCGCGTGCAGACGTCGAAGACCGATACCACCGCGGACGCGCTGCTGGTCGTCGGCGGCTTCGGGATAGGCGCGCAGGGCGCCGCAGCCCCATCTGATGATCTGGACCTCATCGCGGCCAGCGGCATCTACAACATCAACACCGGAACGCTGAACAAGCCGGCTGTCTCCAGCGGCAGCACCTGCCTGCACATGCGCTACGCTGACGGCTACGCCGAGCAGCTCGTGCTATCGCGCACCAGCGACAAGATGTTTTTCCGCCGCTGCAATGCAGGTGTCTGGAGCAGTTGGCAAGAGCTCTGGCATAGCGGGAACCTGCAGAAGCAGTCAGATGTAGCGGATGCCTCGACTGGCGCGTTGCTCACGGTGGGCGCCTTTGGCCTGGGTGGAGCCGCTGTCATTGGCACGTCTGCAGACCTCAACACCTACACAACCGGCGGCAAATACATCACGCCCAATAGCGGGCTGACCAACATTCCAGCAGGCTGGTCTGCTTCCGTGCGCTATCACCTGGAAGTGATCGGCGGCGCCTCAAATCGCAGCCAGATCCTCATGACCACAGGAGCCGCGCTAGGCTCCACGTTGCAGATAGCGGTGCGGTGGCACAACGGCACCGGCTGGTCGGCATGGAGCGAACTGTTTCATAGCGGCAACGTCACGGCTTTTGCAAAGGGACTGCTGGACGATGCCAGCGCGGCAGAAGCCCAGGCCACCCTCGATCTCATCAAGCAGGCCACTTGGGGCGATGCGACCGCTGGGCGACTGATGACGGTCGGTGCGTTCGGTCTGGGGAGCGGCCAAACGTCAGCCGAAACCGACCTGAACAACCTGACGACACCGGGCTTCTACGGCACCCTGGCATCCGGCGTTTCCAACCTCCCACCGGGTTTCAGCGGGGGCCGCACAGTGGTCCAGTTCATGGGTACCACCGCCTATGGCGTTCAGCTCGCCTGGGAGGTTGCCAGCGGGACCATGACGCAATCGCTCTCGTCGTGGAGGCGGATTCGCGGCGGGACCTGGGGGCCGTGGGTCGCGATTCTGAACTCAAGCAACGTCCAGACTGGCGCGATGGACACGACCGCCAATGCTCTGCTGACCGTTGGCGCCTTTGGCTTGGGTGGCCAGGGCGTTGAGGTACCCGGCGATGACTGCAATCAGATCACGGTAAACGGCACTTACCGGATGTCCAGCGCCACAGCGAACGCGTGGCCCGCCAAGCTCTCCGGGGACGTCCTGATTCATGCGGCGTACGCATCGACGTTCGCGTTACAAATCGGAGGGCATCGTGCCGGTAAAGCGTTCATCCGCTACAACTACAGCGGCACTTGGACCAATTGGGTCGAGTTGCTCAACGAGACGCACAAGCAGGCCAACGATAAAGATGTCACCAGCGGCGCGCTGCTGACGGTGGGAGCATTCGGCCTCGGCCCGAGCGGTGCGGCATTGCCAAATAACGATTGCAACCTAGCGCCGGCGAGCGGTGTTTACGGCCTGAACTCTGGAGCATTGAACTCGCCGCTGGGCGGCTCCGGACACTCGCTGGTACACGTGGCTTACAACAGCGACAACGCCTCGCAGCTGCTGCTGGAGCGCGGCCGCAGTTCCATCTACTGGCGGGCCAAGTCAGCCGGAAGCTGGTCCGATTGGACCAGTCTGTATCACGCAGGAAATCTTTCGCCCGTAGAAACAACTCGCCAAGTCATTGCGGGGAGTGGGCTTTCGGGAGGCGGTTCGTTGGCCGCCGACCGGACCCTTTCACTGGGCACACCTGGAACGCTGTCGGGAAATACGATCAACAGCGTTAGCTCCACGAGCCACACGCATGCCCTTTCCGCTGCCACCGACGCGCTGCGTGGCGTCATCGAGCTCGCTACGGCCGCTGAGGTCGCCGCGGGTGATTCAACGCGCGCGGTGACCGGCGCGACACTGATTGCGGGTCTGCTCGGGCTCGGAAGCATGGGCAGCTCAGGCTATATCACACTGCCGTACCGCGACAGCACGGGCGCTCGGAAGGAGTTCATCTTCCAGTGGACGACCACAGGCGCAGTCACATCGGCCCAATCACTGGTGGATGTGATCTGGCCAGTGGCCTATCCGAATGCCTGTCTAGGCGTGCATGCACAGGACCAGGGCACCGACCTGAATCAGGTCAAGAGCTGGAAGGCGTACAGCTCCAGTAAAACAGGCGCCCAGATGTTCTACGCCAATGACATCGGCAACAACCAAGGCGTCGCTGCGGTTTACTCGTGGGGTTACTAATGAGCATTTTCTTCAGCGCCGCGGAGCGCGGCTTCTACGACACGCAGATCCACGGTGCTCGTACGTGTTACGTCCCAGATCCTGACTGGGTACGGCCTACCGTTGAGGTCCTGCTGCAGCCAGGCGAAGAGACGACAGTCGACGGCCAGACCGTGCTCAACGATACCGATGAGCCGTTGCCAGCGCTCATTCCAGATATGAGCATCGAGGCGCCGCTGGTGGAGGTTGCCAACCCCGACTGCAAGCTACCGGACGACGCCGTTGAAATCACCGCGGCCCAGCGCGACGAGCTGCTCGCGGGCGTCTCGCAGTTCCGCCGAATTGCGGCCGATGACAGCGGTTATCCGGTCCTGGTCGACCTGCCAGGGCCGAGCGACGCTGAGCGGCTCAAACGCCTGCTGGACATAGTCGATGACGCAGCAGACCGCGCCCGCTATGCCGTCGCTGGTGATCCTCTGCGCGCGGTGGAGTACGACCGCGCCCGCCTCGAAGCCGAGCAGTTCGCTGCAGCAGACTTTCAGGGGGAGGTTCCGCCCATGGTTGCCGCCTGGGCTATCGGCGATCGCACCGCACAACAGGCAGCGCAGAGCATCATCGCCGAGGCCACCCAGTACACCGCTGCCCTGGTGCAACTGCGCGCCGTGCGCCTGCTGGCCAAGGAGCAGATACGCGTGCTGGTGGAAGCCGGCGACCTCGATCAGGCGCAGCAGTTGGCCGCACAGACGGTTGCCGAAATCGAGGGAGCAGTAGCCGGTATCGGCAACAACGCCGGGTAACCCCGGCGGTTTCAAAACGAACCTCGCCTCGGCGGGGTTTTCGTCGTGCTGCGCTGTCGCGACTCGCGCTACACGGCCAGCCGCGTGCGCCCCTTGCGCGCGCGCGTCACTCTCAAGGCTCACTGATCTGGCACCAGCCCTGCAGGAGCTCACATGGCCACCGATTACCATCACGGCGTCCGCGTCCTCGAAATCAACGAAGGCACCCGCCCCATTCGCACCGTTTCCACCGCCGTGGTGGGCATGGTCTGCACCGCGTCCGATGCCGATGCGGTCAAGTTCCCCCTCAACAAGCCCGTGCTGCTCACTGACGTGCTCACCGCCTCCGGCTCCGCCGGTGAGCTGGGCACCCTGGCGCGCAGCCTGGACGCCATCGCCGACCAGGCGTCGCCCGTCACCGTCGTGGTGCGCGTGGAAGAGGGCGCCACCGAGGCCGAGACCACCAGCAACATCATCGGCGGCGTGAGCCCCACCGGCGAGTACCAAGGCATGAAGGCGCTGCTGGCGGCTGAGGCGCAGCTCGGCGTCAAGCCGCGCATCCTCGGCGTGCCCGGGCTCGACTCGCTGCCGGTGACC